GTTGTTCTAATTGCATATTTTCCTTATGTTCAAGTTCAGCATTTTTCCTTTCTGTATTTGAACCTTCTTTTATTTGAGCAACAGCCAAAGCTGATTCAGCATTAATCTTAGCAACTTCGATTGGAACACCTATTGTTTGTGCTGCAACTTCATTTGCTTGTTCTTGTGCTGCAACTTTACGTTCCTCTAATGCAGCTTGTTGTTGTGATATAGCCTCTAACCCAGCAGTTAATATTGATTCTATTTCAGATGAACTTTCAGCATTTACAGCCTTGATAATTGATAGAGCATCAATATTTCCAGAAGCAGAAAATCGTTCTATTAACATCATCATATCTTGCTTACGCTTAACTTCTTTACCACTATTTTCAACGAATACACCATACTCTGCTAAAGCAATAGACTTATCTATTTTGAATGTCTGCATGCCTGTATCTCCAAAGATATTAGCCATACGTTCTTCATTAGCCCATGCCATACGCATTAACCCAGCCATAGATTGTAATACCTCTCCAACAATTTTATAGTGAATATCAAATAATGGTGCCGTTATTAATGATGATTGCATTACATTTCTTTCTGTAACACCAACTAAAGCTCCTGATTTTTCTATACCACTTCTTGCAGCAGTAATACCAGTTAATTTATCGGCAGTATCTTCAAGCATCATTTTTAAGTTAATCATCTGTGCAACAGATTGACTCAATGTAAAGTCTACTTGTTGGAATTGATTAAAACCATTAATTTGATGTCCTTCGGCTTTATTGTTAATAAGTATTAAACCACTATTTTTAGCATGGTAAAACACATCATTTAAAGCTACGTTTTTAGGTTTTTGAGATACATCATATACAACAGCTTTACCTCCTGAACGTGCCATTGACAATTCTATATGGTACATTACAAAGTTTAATAGTATCTGAACATTTTTTAATGCATCTACTACCGACAATGTATTGCCATTTAAGTTACCCTTAATGATACCATGAAAATCCATAGTAGTATTAGAGTAATTTTCTTCGTATCTAATTTGATTTACTTTAGCCCCCCAATCGATTAACATATTATGTCCAATCTTTGTTGCTTGACGAATTTCAGTTATTGGTCTTTCAACCAACTTCTCTCCTTTTTTGGCTACGTAATCTTCTTTAACCTTTTTGTAATAAGGAGTTTCAGGGTCGTAAGGATTGTCTGAAACTTTATATTTCATCATTTTAATACTTCTCCACTGTAATCTTACCACACGTATTTTTAATCCTGTATCATTCGAATAGTAATCTGAAAAATTATCTATTTGTTGGTAACCACCAAACCCTTCTGTTTGTAGTTTTTCTAATTCATCAACTTTTTCTTTAGATAATAAGTGTCCGTATCTATCAATGATTTCATTTACTGTGTACCAATTATCAACACCGGCATATTTAGAATCTTGCAATGACTCTTTGTCGGTATCTAAATCATAAATCATACATCGAGGGTCAACTCTTTCACAATATGGATCTCCATTCTTGATATATGTTTCATAAAATTCTTTACCAGTAATAGACAAATCATAAAAACCTCTCTTAAAGATTTGCTTCATATCCCACTTCTGAATACAATAGGTTAAACCTACGGTAACCATTTCCTCGATAGCATTTCTAAATTTAAGTTTCTTGTAGCGTTCTACATCTTCGGGAACTTCTTGCCCTACATTTTCATCAGGTATTGGCATACCTATTACTTTTTCAATCTCTCTACGTATCGGTCTTAATAAAACTTCTGAAGCTAAAGTAATCTTCTCTTCATTTTTCTTACGTATAGCATTTCGATTAATAACATTTACCGAAAATTGTAAAGGCTGTGAGATTAATTCTCCAGCCAATAAATCTAATTTCGGCATGATGATAGGATAATTTACCAATCTTGCAGGAGCAGTCATTCCATACATATCAGTAACATATTTGAATTGCTTATGGTCGAACTCTCCAGCAGCTATTAAATAATTTTCATGGTCTTTTTTTCTGGAGTCAACAAAACCGTTATAATCTCTTGCATAGTTTATAACAGCATTAACACAAGCCATGTGCCAATCTTCGTTTTTCTTAGCCTCTGGAATGTTCTGTCTTGGAAAATCCATATATATTATTCGTTATCAAAATCGTAATCAAAAGTAACATTTCTATTTGAATTATTGTTAAAATATTTTTTTTCATCTAAAACTAAAGTAATTACGCCATTATTATCACGATTATATTCTGGCAATCCACCCATTTTATCTATTTTTTCATCTTCATCTTTAGTTGTAATTTTTTTTGTAGCATCCATATCATGTATTAATGCCATACCAAAGGCCATTACCCTATCGGTATTCTTTCTACCGTAAATAGACATTTCATTTAATAGTTTCAAGAAATAAATATCTTCCCAATGCTTTTTGATGTACTCATCAACCAATTCAGTAAGTAATTTCTTCTGATATGTTTTCATGTGAATACCATATCTATTTGTTACTTGGCTCCATGGACTATCTGCTGAACGTGGTCTTTCTTTTAAGTACCTTGTCATTTTATGGTCGATAAAATACTTTAAGAAACCATCATCATTGTACTCTACCAATACTTGTGAATCATAAAGTATAGCTAACATTAAACAATTCTCATAAAACTTCTCCTTAGAATATGGTCTATCAGTATAGAAAGCCACAGGCAACTCCCCAATAGTATTCTGATTAACAAATCTACGGTAAACACACATACAACCTAAAGACCTATCTTTTTGGTCGGACATCTTTTTCTTCATTTCTTCCAACTCGTCGTCAACATGATATGGATCGACTGCCGACAAGTGAGCGTTTTTAATAAAATCTAAAGGTCCTTCAACTATTTCTACAGGATAAGGATCATTCTCCCCAGAAGTAATCTCTGGTTCATAACCTCTTAACTTATCCTCAAACTCTGTAATGAATATTGGCTTACTACCAAAAACCGACTTACCATCTTTATCCTTACCCCATTCCAATCTACCACGCTGTACCCTATCAAATTGCTTATTGGTATTTATGTTTACAATCTGTTTATTTATTTTCTCTAAATCAAAAGGTGTACTTCCTGATTTGTAAAAGGCATGCTCAACTTCCAATGGATTTTCTTGCAAGTATGAATAGTATGATTGTAAATCTCCACTATTCTTTCTTTCCAATGCTTTCTGCTTAATATACTTTTCAGCTCCTTCAACATCACTTTTACCAGTACGTAAATCAAAATAATCACCAAATACCTTAGAAGATTTTATGAATATCGGTTTAAGATTATACTGCTCTGCATTGTAGAACATATTCATATAATCATCACTCTCTACCTCCATCTGATTCGATGTACCACCAATAATTGGTGTACCAAAGAATACATTACCCTCTTTAAAACAATCTTCGGAAGATTGGTATGAACGCTTTAGTTTAAGAAACTCCCCAGCTTCCTCAAATATCATGTAGTTTAATGATGTACCCCTAAAAGCATTAGGCTTCTCCATTACTCTAAAATGTATCACGGACTTAGTTCCTTTCTCTAACCATGTACCCTCAATTTTTTCTTTATAACCCGACATTAATATCTCGTCGTTATTGTGTAAGATTTTATTACGTAACTCTGGTGGGAGCTCATTGTATGATAAAAGTAATTTCCTTCTAAAATCTTGCACGTAATCTTCACGCTGAGCACCCAATCCATTCTCACTATGAGCATAGCAAGTCCATTCATGCAAGAGTATGTTGGCATTCATAAAGGAGAAACCTTTACGACGAGCCTTCAACACAATCAATCCATATCCACCCTTATTGTCAGCACCATCACCATATTTAGCCCAATGTACTTCTTGAAAATACTCATGGTCTTGGTCTCTGTAAATCGGTGTAATCATCGACTTACGATTAGAATTTTGTTCTAAACCATGAATCTTTGTAAAGTTTAAATAGAAATAATAGTTGCCAGGAATCCATGTTCCACCATTTGGCTTGTAGCCATTAATGATTCGATTTTTCTGTTCTTTCCAAAACTCAAAATATTCTCCAGTATTATTTTTTAACTTCCGATAATCTTTTAAGTATTTATCGAATATAACGGGAGAATATTTATCTGCGGCAATCATGTTTATTTTTTACCCATCCTATCTTCTTGCTCAAAGATACTGAAATCTTCTGAACCTGTTCCCGATATTTTAGCTTCCGATTCTTGGTCTTTTAGAATAAGCTTTTTAATTTCTTCTCTTGACTTAGCAGCCTTACCCATTTCGGTTTGAAGTTTGTTTAGTTCCTCAATGTTTTGTGCTGTTGGCTTCATATCTCTATAAACCTTAGTCATTTCATAAGATTTATCACACATCGCATTATATTCATCAATCAATGGGTCATATTGTAGTTTTACATACTCCTCAATTGCTTCTAATACCAATGGATTATTTTCTTTTGGATTGCTTTCTTTACTAAATACGGTATATGATACACGAGATTTTCGTTCTTCCAATGGTAATCTACGGTAAGGAGATTTGTAGTCATATACGCCTACAATCCACTTAACCATATTACTCCCCATATTCTTATCCTTGTACACAGCCCACATCTTAGGTATTAATGCAATCGAATTGTCTTGCAAAAATACATTACCATCTTTCTCTATTTCTATAAGCTGATTATACATATCAATTCAACATGTAAGGATATAATAATTGACTTATTACTCTATCACAATAAGCATTAAACTTATTTCTAAAAGCAATTCTTTCCATATCAAGGAAAGCATAAATCTCTTTTAACTCATCAAGTGTTAATCTATCGCCATTTAATAAATGCCAACTATTATCACTTTCTCTTTTAATTACTTTGCGGCCATCCATATCTAATAAGGTTTCAGCCATTCTAAAAATCAACATATCACAGTTCTTTTTTGTTGTTAATAAATTTAGGATTATAATAAAACTCATCGCTTTCTTCACGACCAGCCAATATATCCTTGTTAATTAATTCACTTAACGCATTGTAAACCGATTTATCTTGTTTGAATCCACATGTACTTTTAGCTGCCTTAAAATTAAATATTATTATTCCATTATTTCTAACTGAACTTTCTCTTATAAACATATACAGCCTTGATGCTGTCTTACTTAACCCTGTAATTACCCTTGCATTATCAATTGTTACTTCTAAACCTCCCGAAAACGGCGTATTTGTATGTATTTTATGATTTCTCATTAGCATTAAGTTACTACAAATATAAACTTTTTATGTATAAAAAATACATAAATCAAATATATTTACTACTTTTAAAGCATGAATCAAGAGCGTAAATACCCAATAGGTTATAAACCAGACATATATTCTGCTTCATTAACATTGGAATACTACGATATAAAGTATCACAGCAACATACAAAGTCCATTATACCGTAAAATGATTAAGCAAATCAGGGTACCGTTTACACTTATTGTTCTTGATAACAACAAAGAAGTACCAACACAAAATCTTAAAAATGAATTAATCAAACGTATTTGGATTAAGACTACAGGTAAGAAAGATTTTGATAAATACATAATCAACATAAAAAATATTCAAACAATCAAACATCATGGTAAGGTTTCTTACGAATTAGATGAATTTATAGATTAACATGGCTAAAGAATTTAAAACACAACTCGATAACTTCAAGAATTATGAATCTGAAGGAGTAAGAACACAAAGGTTATTAGATAACCTTAAAGTACAAAGTCCAGATACTAAAAACAAAATACAAATTGTTCCTGGATTCTATGTAGTGCCAAATAAAAAATTAACAACACCAAAAGAAATTAAAACTTCCATCAATGAACAAATCAGAAAATTCAAACTTGATCGCTTTTCATGAGTACCCAACTCATGTATTTCCTTTAATCAAATGTCAACGTGAAGAAAACACTTTGGTATTAGAAACTACTCTACGTAAAAAACATAGAGGCCAATGGTATTTATGGAAGTTTACACGCAATGCTTATGTTCCAGAAGGACAAACCGACTATACTGCTGCAATATCTTCTTTCAATAGGGATATTTACCTATGTATGTTAAAAGGAAAGGTTACCCCTAAAAT